AAAACATGGGCAGCCACGGCAGGATCACCATCGGGTACTCACTTCCCTGGCTCTTATGGACCGTTGTGGCATAAGCGTGCTCCACCATTTCCAGTTCCTCACTTCCATATTCCACCCGGCGTCCGTCCGAAAACTCCAGTTCCGCAAGCTCCGAACCATTTTCATCCACATAAATATTTTTGATGTATCCGATGTCACCGTTGCTGATCTGGTTCTTATTTTTGTTATGGATGATCCGGTCACCCAGACGGAAGGTACGTTTGCCGGAACGGATCTCCGGTTTACCCTCCTCTTTCGGGTTCACCATCTCCCATAACCTTTCATTCAGTGCATTTACACTTGCCTCCCCCGTCTTGCGGTAAGGCGTCAGCACCTGCACCTTATCCATGCCAAACGCATCCACGCTGGCACGGTACAGCTCCTGCACCTTGTCGGCAGCCTCCTTTGCACTCCCTGCGGGGATAAATGCAAAGCCTGCGCCATAATCCAGGGCTGCGTCATTTTCCTGCATCCGTTTCGCATTTGCAATGATACGGCTGCCTTCCGCCTGGCGGAAGATCGTGTCAAGCACTGTTACCGGGATGACACCGCACTGCACCAGCTCACGGAACACATTTCCGGGACCTACACTGGGAAGCTGGTCCACATCCCCCACCAGCACCAGGCGGCTCCCCACCCGGATATGGGAGAAAAAGATATGCGACAGCCTCATGTCGGACATGGTAAACTCGTCCGCTATGATAAAATCTGCCTCCAGCATTTCCTCTGTTTCCTCACTGTCCTCATCGCTGGTAAGCCCAAGTGCGCTGTGCATCGTCATGGCATCCTGCCATCCCGTGCTTTCCGCCATCCTGCGGCTTGCCCTTCCTGTGGGCGCTGTCAGCAGTACGCTGCCGCCGCCCAGCTTATCATGGACATAAAGCAGCACCTTCTGCACCGTGGTCTTCCCGGTTCCGGGACCGCCGGTAATGATGCTGACCGGATGGCTGAATGCCTTCCTGGCGCCCTCCTCCTGTTTTGGGGAAAGGCTGATGCCCAGTTCTTTCTGCGCTTCCGCCAGCAGGAAAGTAATATCCTGTTCCTCCTGCTCTGCCAGAAACAGTGATACCAGCTTTTTTGCCGCACTGCACTCATACCCATACATATTCGCAGGGTAAAGGGCGCCGCTTTCATAGTACATCTGTTTTTCCTTTACAAGCTGATAGAGCACCTTGTAGACCGCCATCTCCGTGACAGCCTCCCTGTCATAGCCGGCATTGAGCTGACCATAAACTTTCCTTTGGAACTGCTGCTTGTCCTGGTACAGATGCCCCTCCTGCATTTCCTGTTCCATGCAGTACCAGATGCAGCCCTCGATCCGCATGGGATCATCAGGCTTTCCCCTGTTCGCTTTTGCAATCTCGTCCACGGTAATGAAACCGAACCCGCTGATCCTGCACAGCGCAAAGGTCTGGTTTTTCACCGTATCCAGTGCATCGTTTCCAAATTCCTCATAGATCTTCTGAATCTTTTTGGGCGTTACTTTGAAGGGCGTCAGATATGCCGCAAGGTCACGCAGGGCATGGCTGCCCTGATAGGATAAGAGGATGCCATCCAGCTTTTTACGGGTAATGCCTTTGATCTCCAGCAGGCTGTCCGGATAATGGTCCAGCACGTCAAATGTCCTTGTGCCGAATTTCTCCACAATCAGCTCCGCCATCTTCGGCCCGATACCCTTTATCATGCCGGAGGACAGATAGCCCTTTATCCCCTCCTTTGTCTGGGGCAGGATTTCCTCATAGCTTTCCACCTGTAACTGCAGCCCGTACTTACTCTTTATCCAGTTCCCCGCAAGCTCCGTTTCCGTCGTTTCCGTATCCGGCAGACCGGTACCCGTTGCCGTGAACCGAGTGCCTTTTCCTTTATAGCGGGTGTCTTTTGCCGCTTCCGGCACGCCCTCATCCTCCGTGTGGTACACGAAGATACAGAACCCGTTTTCTTTGTTATGGAATATTTCTTTTACAAATCTGCACCTCATCCGTTCTCTCCTCCTGTGTTATTTCTGCCAGTACAATCCCGCCTGCATATTCGATCAGGGCGTAGGCAGGGATGTTCAGTTCCCCCGCCATTTTGATCTCGCCCCGCATCCCACTGCTGATCCGGCTGCCGCACACAATGATGGCTTTGCTCAGCCTCAGCACGGAAAGCCCGAAAGCAAGCCCTGCTTCCCGCTCCTCCGGGATGTTGTCATCCAGGTATTCCGGAAGGAAGCTGTGGGGCGCGATTGCCCTGCATCCGAACGTCCCGGATACAAGGCATGCATAATGCGCCGCTCTTTCCATGTTCTGCCGTATCCCCTCTTTTGTCGGTGCCGACAGGGGTGAACAGATATATACAAGGTCATTTTTATTCATTTACGCCGCTCCTTTCACTTTGACGGAAAACCTCCGGCTCTCCGTGGTATTCACATAGTCGTCATAGACATCCGGGTGCTGCACCTTTAATCGCTCCAGCCCCTTTTTGTCAATGCCCGTGCGGTACGCAGGATTATAGGAAAGCACATACTGCTGGCTTCCGTCCGTGAGGACTGCCGTACAGCTTGTTCCCATTTTCTCCACGATCTCCGCATAGGTTTCCTTCATTTTTTCATCCAGTTTTTTCGCCTCGCCTTCATGCTGTGCCTTCTGTTCTTTGAGCTTCAGATACTGCCTGATGCTGGCAAGATATTTCCGGTCAAGCTTTACCTGGTCCGCATCCCTGTCCGCCGGGCCACAGTGTTTCCGTATGCTCTCCAGCACAAGGTCCGGTTTCTCTGTATAAGGCGGTTCAATGCCTTTCTCCACATTTTCAGTCCAGAAATAATCTTCCTCCATGATCAGGTCTTCCTCAATATCAAGGTCACGCTCCATGCAGCGGATAAAGAACTCATTCTCGTTATTACCATACAGGCAGGCGAAGTACACCTTGTTGATGTTCATTACTGCCATATAGTGCCTGCCCTGGTATTCATAATTGACCGGTGTGGAATCATTGGCCCACTTATTCTGGCAGTTATAGTTGGTGGTCTTGCACTCAAGGATGCCTTTGCTGCCATCAGGAAAGTCTATAAAAAAATCCACGTCCGCCAGCATGAACGGATAAAGCGGATGGCGGAACATCTTCCGGACAGGGTACACCTTCAGACCTGTCTTTCTGGAGAATATCTCCGCAACAAGGTCCTCCAGCCGGTGCCCTACTTCCTTTGCCACCCAGTTGTCCTCTTCCTCATCCATGACCGCCTGTATTCCAATCTTGTCATAATACAGGTCACGCTTCGTACAAAACGGCGACATTCCCATGATAGCTGCGGCGTCGCTCCCGCCAATCCCTTTGCGGCGGTAGGAAAGCCAGTCCTCCCTGCTTAAATTTTCTGTATCTACAAATACCTCTGCCTCATAATTCAGATCCATTCCCATAAATATCCTCACTTTCTGCCGCTTACTGCGGCTGTATTCCGGACAGAAAAAGAGAAGGTCTTATCCCTTCTCTCCCTGTCCTTATCGTTATTCTGTTATTTTATTTTCTGCGGCAGGCTG